CCTATGCAGTTAGAGAGTATGCATTACAACAAGAATTTATTGCTGATTTGAGATACTATAAAGGAAAACGAACTCAAGAAAAGTTTTTTGTGCCTGGCACAAAGAAAGCATTTGAGACTATTCTTGGACAACCTATTATAATCTGGGAAGATTATGATATGAATGGAGTCTTTCAAACCTGTAATGCAGAAGACCCCCTGGTGTATCATACAGACCTCCAACAGTGGGCTGGGATGGTTTACCTGACTCCTGATGCTCCTTTCCAAGCAGGCACATCCATGTATGCCCACAAGGCAACTAGAGCAAGGCATGTATCAGACCCTGGAATTGATGTTGCATTTGATGGTGGATTTTATGACTCCACTAAGTTTGAATTGGTTGATACTGTTGGTAATGTGTTTAATAGATTGGTAATATTTAATGGTAAATGTATTCATGCTGCATCACAATACTTTGGTAAAGATGTAGCAGATGCTAGATTGTTTCACATGTTCTTTTTTGATTGATGAAAAACACAAAAATTTGTCTTCATTCCATGGTAGGTAATGAAGAAAAGGTTATACTTAGAATGTTGGAATCATGCTATAAGTATGTTGATTACTATGTAATTCAGTGTAATGGTGCTGATTCTACAGAGGAGATTATTAATAACTTTTTTAAAGAAAAGGGTATTCCAGGATTTACATATCAAATAGAATGGAATTTTCCTGGATGGAATAGAGACCATGCACTTCAGGTTTGTTTAGAAAATGAGCATGGATGTGATTGGATTTTGAGAATGGATGCTGATGAGCAACTTAAAGTAGAAGACAATTTTGATTGGTCAATTTTTGACGACACAAGTATTCAAAGTTGGAATATTACTGCAGATTCTCCTGGGTCACTTTATTATAGGACTTGGATGTGGAATGCAAAACTCCCTTGGTCTTTTAGACATGACAGAAGACATGAATGCATTCTGTTGAATGGTGGCGAAGACTTTCAACGACTCAATCTTCCAAAAGAATTTAGACACATTATTACTAATGATGGTGAAACTTGGGTTAATCCTACAAAGTTTTTGAGTGATGCACTAGAGCTTGAAAATCATCATATCTCAAAAGGCACATTATTGAGTGACCCATATCACTTTTTCTATGTTGCTAAGAGTTATAATGACTGTTATGGTAATGATACATTTCCTTTAGGTTATGAGCATCAAAAAGAGTATGCTCGTAGGTGTATTTTTTATGCACAGCAGTTTGTGGATTATATTAACAGACCAGATGAAATGGTTTACTATGCACAATACTTAGTTGGTAATGCTTACAAGTTTTGTAAAGAGTATAGTAATGCTATGTTTGCTTATACTAAAGCTAACAAATATTGTCCAAGAAGAAATGAGCACTACTGTGGTTTAGCAGAGGTTTGTTATGAAATGAAGGATTATGATACTATGCTTGAATATACAAATATTCTAATGCAACCAGATAGGAGTAATCCATTCCCCAATCTAGCATTTTTGATTCATAATGGATGCTACTATGATACTGGTGAATACGTTCAAAATCTTCACAATTTAGCACTTGCAAATGTATGATTATTTGATTGTTGGTTGTGGTTTATTTGGAATAACTTTTGCAAGACTTGCTACTAATTCTGGCAAGTCTTGTTTGATTATTGATAAGAGAAATCACATAGGGGGAAACTGTTACACAGAAAACATAGAAGGAATTAACATACACAAATATGGAGCACACATTTTTCATACAAGTAATCAAGTTGTTTGGGATTTTGTAAATCAATTTGCAGAGTTTAATAACTATATTAATTCTCCTAAGGCAGTTTCTAATGAAGGTAAATTGTATTCATTACCTTTTAATATGAATACCTTCTATGAGTTGTGGGGAGTGAGAAATCCAAGACATGCAAAGTTAATTATAGAGTCTCAAAAATTTAAAGGGACACCAACTAATCTTGAAGAGCAAGCTTTATCCTTAGTTGGCGAAGATATCTATGAAACATTAATTAAATACTACACAGAAAAACAGTGGGGAAGACCTGCAAAAGACCTTCCAACATTCATCATTAAAAGATTGCCATTAAGATTTACTTTTGATAGCAATTATTTTAATGATAAGTATCAAGGTATTCCTATTGGTGGTTATACCAAAATGTTTGAAAAAATACTTGATGGAATAGAAGTTAAACTTGATATTGATTATTTTACAAACAAAGAATACTTTGATTCTGTTGCAAACAAAGTTGTATATACTGGATGTATTGATGAGTTTTTTGATTATGAATTTGGAGAGTTGGATTATAGGTCATTAAATTTTTATAATAAAGTTATGAATATTGATAACTATCAAGGTAATGCTGTAATCAACTATTGTCAAAAATTTCCTAGATACACCAGGACTATAGAGCATAAACATTTCGAAAAAGTTACTACAAATAAAACAGTGGTAACTTATGAATATCCAACTGAATATAAAAAAGGATTAATTCCTTACTATCCAATTAATGATGAGACCAATCAAAAGAAGTATTCGAAATACAAAGATAAGTCTAAGTTATTGACTAACTTTATATTTGGTGGTAGATTAAGTGAATACAAATACATGGATATGCATGTAACAATTGAATCTGCAATTAACAAATTTAAGAATGAATTACAAGTATAGTATTATTACGCCAGAGCACAAAAAAGAAAACATTCCATTTTTAATGGAATTGTATGAGACTATTAAATCGCAAACTTATGAAAACTGGGAATGGATTCTTTATCTAAATGGAAATTGTAGATTGTCAAATCTTCCTGAAGAGTTAAAGAGTGATAATAGAATAAAAATTTTTAATGGGATTACACATCCAAATGTAGGATTCATTAAAAATAAAGCATTTCAACTTGCCAGTGGTGATATTTTAGTTGAAGTAGACCATGATGATTTACTTTCAGAAGATTGTTTGGAGGAGTTAAATAAAGCATTTCAAGATGAAGAAGTTGGTTTTGCTTATAGCGAAGACCTTCTTTATGATATGCGTGGTGATGAATATAAAATTCCTTGGAATCCTGATAATGGATGGACTTACAAATGGATGAATTTTAGGGGAGAAGATTTTATTAAGATTGATGCATTTCCACCAACCAGTCATAGTATTGGAATTATTTGGTATGCTCCAGACCATGTAAGGGCATGGAGAAAAACAATTTATGATGAAATTGGTGGTCATAATCCTGAGTTAAATATTTGTGATGACCATGAATTAGTGATTAGGACATACTTAAAAACTAAATTTTGTTTTATTCCAAAAGTCCTTTATTATTATAGATGGCTTCCTGGGGGAGATAATACTCAACTTCAGAGAAATGATGCAATTCAAATTAAAACATTTGAGTTGTTTCACCAGTATGGGCAACAACTTGCAGAACGTGATGCTGAATTGAATGGACTAATGAAAGTAGACCTTGGTGGAGGATTGTTTCCAAGACCAGGATATGTTACAGTAGACCAAGAAGATGCTGATATTATTTGTGATTTGAATGATGGCATTCCTCTTCCTGACAACAGTGTGGGAGTTATTAATGCAAGTCATGTGATTGAGCATCTTAAAGACCCAGTTAAGACTATGAGTGAAATCTATAGAGTCCTTTGTGATGGAGGTTGGGTATTTATAGATGTCCCTTCTACTGATGGTAGGGGGGCATGGCAAGACCCAACTCATGTAAGTTTTTGGAATCAAAATAGTTTTTGGTATTATACAAGACAAGAAAAGGCACAGTTTATTAGAAACACATCTATTAGATTTCAAGAATTTAGATTGGAAACTAATTGGTGGGAAGATGGTATTGCAGTGACAACTGCATGGTTATGTGCTATAAAATCAGCAAAACGTAGACCACATCCAGTAAGAATTTAAGAATTATGAATTTCACAGTTTACAGTAAAAGAGGTTGTCCATATTGTGACAAAATTAAAACCATTCTTTCTGACTTAAGTGTAAAGAAAGGATATCCAGTTATATGCTATGAATTAGATACCAACTTTACAAGGGAAGAATTTTATGCAGAATTTGGGCAGGGATCGACATTTCCTCAAGTAGTTGTTGATGATAAACATATTGGGGGGTGTGTAGATAGTATTAAATATCTTCAGGAGAATAATGTCCTTTGATGTCTGTGCTAAATAATAGCAATACTCCTCCCATAAACAGGGGTGTGGAGCTAGTCTTAAGAGGGAGGAATCCAAACAAAAAAACATATTCAATATGTTTTGAACGAATGGTTTACTTCTTTAAAAGGAAATTAACCATTTACTTTCATTTTTCCTTTAAGATGGAAAAACAAAAGTAATCTAGGAGAATTACTATGTTAGCAATAACCCTTGTTTTTAGTGTATTATTTGTTTTATTTGGTTTAATACTTGGAGCTTTAGTTGGTTGGACAATACAGCAACATTTAGCAGAAAGAAAATCTTTCACATATCACCCAGAAATGTTTGATGAAAATGGTAATGTAGTCCCAGATGAATTAATAGCTTTTAGATTTGAGAATCTTGATATGCTTGAGGAGGAGGAAGACCTCGAAGATTAATTAATTGGAGTTGAAAAATGAAATTACCACCAGACCAATTGGTGTCTGAAGTTATTCAAAGAGTTTCTAATGCCAAAAATAGAGACGAAAAAATAGAAATTTTAAAGCATTATGATAATCCTGCTTTAAGAGCCGTTCTTATTTGGAATTTTGATTCCAAAGTTGAATCTGCTCTTCCAGAAGGAGAGGTGCCATACTCACCAAATGATGCTCCTATTGGAACGGAGCATACTAGATTGAATCAAGAATGGAAAAAGTTTAATTATTTTGTTAAAGGGGTGACTGATATTCCTCAGACAAAAAGAGAGTCTATGTTTATTCAAATGTTAGAATCTCTTCAGGAATCTGAAGCAGAATTAGTTTGTCTTATGAAGGATAAACAACTTCATAAAAGATATAAGATTACTAAAGTAGTAGTGCAAGAAGCATTTCCAGAAATAGTTTGGGATTGAAATGGCAGATAGGATTAGAGTTTTACATAAAAAATGTGATGTATCTTTAGCAAAAGACAAATCATTACCATTAAATTCTTACATAGTATGTTATCCTGATGATGATGAAATTTTTTATGATATAGTCCAAGGAAGTAGAGTCAGTATATTCGATCATTACTATGATGAATATAGAAAAGTTATATCATTAAATTGGACAGATGGAAGAGTCAATCCAAAAGTTTATGGAGCACCAGTTAAAAAGAGTAAAAAGTGATGGGCAAACATTATCTTCTAAACTTATATGGGTGCTCTTTCACGCTTTTAGATGATGAATGTTGCCTTGTAGACTTACTAGAAAATGCAGCAGAAGCAAGTGGAGCTACTGTAATTCAAACCATTTCAAAAAAGTTTGACCCACAAGGAGTTACGGTAATTTGTTTGTTGTCTGAAAGTCATATCAGTATTCATACATGGCCTGAGGAAGGTAAGGCAGCAGTAGATGTTTATACTTGTGGAGATTGTAATCCAAAGATAGGATGTGATATCATCATTCACCAATTGTTTGCAACTACTCACACATTAAGTTACATCGAAAGGTGATAATAAATACAAAATAATACATGAAAACTAATGCTTTCTACACAATACAGACTAAAACTCGAAGGTATCTGTGAAAAGATTGTAAATGGAGAAGAAGTTAGTTTAGATGACATGATTTGGGCAGAAAAACTTTCTAAAGCAAATAGAAGTGCTGCTACTATTCTGAGACAAGCAAGACGAAAAGCAGAAAACCCTGATATGCAAGAGGGAGATTTGGATGATTTTTTAAATCAACTTGATATTGGTGGATTGGGACGTGAACGATTTGGTATTCGTAAGTTTAATGGTCCAGATGATATTGTAGATTTCTTTAGAGAAGATAAACCAGAGGATTGGCGTCAAAGAGATTGACAATTATCTCTTAATTCTTTATGATGCTAGAAGGTTTAGCTTGAATAAATGGATTCTGAAAGATTAAAACTGATAGTTAAAAACTTAGAGCTATTAGTCCATTCTTTAAAACAAGAAATTAATAGCGCACCAGAAGAAGTAATTACAGATGAAAATGCTTTGACTGTGCCATATGAAGAAAATTATGATGAGGTATTTTCTGGATGAGACTTAAAAAAATGTTAAAGTTGCTCAAAGAAGCAACAGAAAATAACTCTCAAATCTATACACAATCTGAATTAGATTATATGAATCATCAACTTGAAGTGATTGGAAAAGAAATTGAAAGATTAGAGCACAGAGATTATAAAGGATTTGGAAAAAAATGACTGTAAGACTTATTAGCGTTACGCCAGATGCAGAAAAGACCATGGCATATGTTGCTAGAGTGTCTAATCCTAGCAATCAAGATTCAGAAAACTATTCAGGGCTACTTCGTTATTGCATTAAACATAATCACTGGTCTGTGTTTGAGCAGTCTTTTATGACTCTTGAGATTGAAACTACCAGAGGAATTGCAGCACAGATTCTAAGGCATAGAAGTTTTACATTCCAAGAGTTTTCTCAAAGGTATGCAGATGCAAATCTTCTTGCTGAAAGTATTCCTATTCCAGATTTGCGTAGACAAGATACAAAAAATCGTCAAAACTCTATTGATGATATTTCTGATTATGTAAAACTCAAACTGCAGGGTGATATTGCGCAACATTTTGCTGCTGCTAAAGGTTTATACAAACAACTTTTAGATGCAGGAGTTGCAAAAGAATGTGCAAGATTTGTGCTTCCTCTTGCAACACCTACAAGAATTTATATGACAGGCTCTTGTAGAAGTTGGGTGCATTATATCAACCTCAGAAGTGCTAATGGAACGCAGAAAGAGCATATGGATATTGCTCTTGAATGTAAGAAAATTTTTGCAGAGCAATTCCCATCAGTCTCAGAAGCCCTTGAATGGGTCTAAATAAATTATCTTGAATTTGTAACTTATGGCATTATACCCTATTATCCATGTAGAAACTGGTGAAAAAAAAGTAGTTGAAATGAGTGTCCATGACATCATGCAGTGGTATAAAGACAATCCTGAATGGAAAAGGGATTGGTCTGAAGGATGTGCAACTCCAGGGGAGGTTGGTGATTGGCGTAACAAGTTAATCAGCAAGAAACCAGGATGGAATGACGTTCTTGAAAAGGCATCAAAAGCACCAGGCTCACGAGTAAAGAAAATCTAATGGCAAGAAACAGAAGAAGAAACTCAGGAGATTCTCCTATTG